ATGTCGGCAGCCACAAAGCGCTTCATCCAGGATTGGGACCTGCTTTCATACGACCGGATCGTCACCTATCCGCTTTCTGCGACCAGGTGGGGGGCGAAAGGCGTAGATTTCCTCGATTCCTTTTGCCATTACATGCGCAACCAGGGGCAAAACGTAGCCCTGGTATTGCTTTTGGCCCATGTCGACGACCCGAAGAAGTACACCTTCGGAAACGGGGTTTTCTCGAATGCCATGTATCCCGAGCATGTTTCTGGCGTCCCTCGGGAGGTCGTCCGCGATTTCATGCTCCTTTCCGACGGGTTCTTCTTGCCTTCCCTATCCGAGCTGTCCCCCCTCGTCCATCTGGAGGCCGCGCTTGCGAAGAACCCCGTCTTCCTGAACGGAGGCCTCAAGATCGATTCCTATGGCGCGACCTTCAACGCCTCCGAGCGCTACAATTGGAATTTCGACGCCCTGATGCGTGATTATTTGGCTAGATCAAGCCATTTGGATGAGTTTCGCCGGGTGCGGAAGCATATGAACGAAGACGCCATCGGGAAGCGTCTCGTATCATGGGTCGTATGAAGCTCGATATCGGAGGGCGCATTAATGCCCCGGAGGGATATAAGACCCTCGATAGGGTCGGACCGGCGGACTACATCGTGGATTTGGAAAAACCACCAAAACGGATGGAAAAGGCGATGCGCGGGGCATTCTCTGAGATCCGCGCGCACCATGTCCTGGAGCACGTCCGGAACATCTGCGAACTCATGGATTGGCTTTGGGTCATCTTGGAGCCGGGCGGGAAGCTCGACATCGTCGTCCCCCACAAAGACCACGGTGCGGCCTGGCATGACCCGACGCATGTTCGGTACTTCACCAGGGAGACGTTCGACTATTTCACGGGGAGGCTCGCCTACTTCGGCTACGTCAAACACCCGTGGGAGTACGTTTCGGCTCCGCGCATGGTGGGCGACAACATGGATTTCATTTCCGTCATCTTGGCCAAGCCATCTCGGTCCGTATGAGCATCGAGCTTTCCATCGTCATCCCCGCGTGGATCCTGGACCAGGAAAAAGAGACGTTCATCCGCAATTGCGTTGAATCAGTAAAGGCATATACGGATGTCCCGTATGAGCTGATCATCATCGACAACGGATCGTCGTTCGCAAAGGATTTCATGCGTTCGCAGGCGGATATCTGCATCGTGAACCGGGAAAACCTCGGTTTTGCGAAGGCCCTCAACCAGGGATACAAGCTCGCCCGTGGGAGGCATGTCTGCATGATGAACGACGATATCGTCGTCGGCCCCGCGTGGGCTTCGAAGATGTGCCGGGTATCCGAGATGGGAACGGTCGTCATGCCGGCGCTCATCGACGTGTCTTGGAAGCGCGAAGGGGAGACGATGGTCGAGTGCATCGCGCGCATCCAGCAGGAAAAGCACTGGAAGCGGTCCTATAGCGACGTCGAGCTTTTCCCGGAGTTGGACGGTTGGGGCTCCCTTTTCATGGCGAGGCGCGACGTCTTCGACCGTTCGGTGGAGAAATGGGGCGATTTCATGAGCGAAGACTACCGCTACACGATGTTCGACGATCGGGACCTCTGGCTCCGCCTATGCCTCCTTGGAATCCGGAATGTGCGGACGCATGAGGCTTGGGTCCACCATGTCGGGAACGGGACTTGGGGCAAGATCCCGGACAACGAGCCCATCTATCTTGCCAATAAGGCGATCTACGAGGCTAAGCTCGCAAAACTATGGAAAACGGGCGCATGAAGGTCCTTATCACAGGCATCGCCGGCTTCCTCGGGAGCCATCTTGCCGACGCGCACATTCAACGTGGCGACATTGTCGTAGGTATCGACAATTTCATCGGGGGCGACGCGTCGAACGTGCCCCACGACGCCCACATGACCTTTGGGGACTGCTTGGACATCCATCTCTTGGAGGGCCTCATGGAGAACGTGGACGTGGTCTACCACCTCGCGTGTACGCCGCATGAGGGGCTTTCGGTGTTTTCTCCGTATCTCGTGTCCCAAAGCGTCCTATTGGCCTCCGTAGCCGTCGGTACGGCCGTCGTGAGGGCCAAGGTCCCACGTCTCGTGTACGCCTCTTCCATGGCCCGTTACGGGGCCCAGGCGGGGCCGTTCGTGGAATCGATGCCCACTTCCCCGGTGGATCCATACGGGATCGCCAAGGTAGCGGCCGAGGATACCCTGAAGATCCTCTCGGAGACCCACGGGTTCACCCTCAACATCGCCGTCCCGCACAACATCTACGGACCGCGCCAGAAATACGATGACCCGTTCCGTAACGTCATCGGCATCATGATGAACCGGTGCCTCCAGGGGAAAAATCCAATCGTTTACGGCGACGGGAGCCAGAAACGGTGCTTTTCCCATGTTTCTGACGTCGTGCCGTGCCTTGTCACGATGGGGGTGTCGGACGGCGTGCGCGGGGAGACGATCAATGTTGGCCCGGACGAAGGCCATGTGACGATCCTTGAGATCGCTCGAAAGATCATAGAGATCTCAGGAAAGCCACTTGATGTTGGTTTCCTTCCTGGAAGGCCACGGGAAGTCCATTCGGCGCTGTGCTCTTCCGATAAGGCGCGCTCCCATCTTGGCTACCGCACCGAGACTGGCCTCTTGGATGGCCTCAAGGACATGTGGGCGTGGATGTCCGCACGCGGTCCTAAGCCGTTCGAGTACCATCTCCCTCTTGAGATCGTGACGGAAAAGACGCCTAAGACGTGGAGCGAACGGCTTTTCTAGGGGCGTGGTAGACTTGGGGAAAAGAGGCGCTTTCCCCTATGACACCCGCTGAAATCCTCGACCAGGTCCGCTACATCACGAAGACATCGACTGCCGACGGCTCGGGGAACACCTCCGGGCTTCTTCGGATGCTGAACGATTACTATCTGCGCCTTGCGACGGTGTTCATCGATACGAACGACGATCTCTTCGGCCGCAAGGCAAAGACGACGCTCGCCGTGAACGCCAACCAGGAATACTACTACCTCCCGACCGACCTCATGAAGCTGAAGCGGGTCGAGGCGACCTATGACGGCACGAATTGGTACAAGGTGACGCTCATGGATGACAATGAGTTCCAAGGCATCGCCCTGGACCCGACCAGCGTCAACAACTACTTCAATCAGTCGCAGCCGTACGCGAGCGTGCTCGGGAATATCCTGTACATGCGGCCGATCCCGGCCCAGGCGGTCTCCCTCGGCCTCCGCATCTGGTACGTCGGACGTCCGACGCTCATCACGAACATCTCCCTGGATTCGTTCGGGATCCCCGGGGAATACCATGGGTATCTCGTGTACGGGATCTCCGGCGAGGTGGCGACGCGCCAAGGCGATGAGACGCTCGCGGCGGCGATGTTCCAGAAATGGGAAGACGGCCAAAAGAAGGTCCGCGACATGTTCGCCCCGCGCGAGCTGGACTATAAGGCCGGCATGCGCCTCCTTCCGAATTCCTACTCCTAGCCTATGGCCCAAGCCCAACGGTTCGTCATCGATAGCTTCCTCGGCGGGCTGGCCCCTTCCGTTTTCGTAGGGAATCCGCTCAACCAGGCCAACCCAGGGCTCTCCACTGTGCGGACGGCGGGCTGGGAAGTGATGCGCGAGGGTGAGATCGGCTTGCTCCAGCGTGGGTTCGCGCGCAGCACGATCACCAACATCTCCCTCATGCAGGGGACGCCTTGGTGGTTCAAGCCGTACAACCGGAGCACGGGGGCTTTCGTATTCATCGAGGGCGCCGACCTCAATTCCGTAAAGAACGTCATCCAGCGCTTCGAGCTTTCCGGAGACACCCTCACGAACAGCTCGCTTTTCCCGCACCAGATCTCCACTTCGACGAACGCGCTCGCCGGGGGGACGGGGATGGAGTTCTATGGCGGATACCTCTATTACGCCTCCGGCCGCTATCTCGGGCGGTACGACCTGAGCCTCACTTTCAACGATTCCTTCAATACCTTCCTAGGGACGCAGGCGCTCGGTGCCGGGATCGACCATCCGATGGTCCAGGGAGGCGGGAAGCTGTTCATCGGGAACTCCAATTTCTCGCTGAACACGTCTTGTATCGCGACGGTGGATTCCTCCGGGGCGGTGAACCTCGCGGCGCTCGATCTTTCGCAGACGGAGCAGGTGATCAACGCGCTCGAATATAGCCGCAATTTCCTGTACATCGCGACGACCAACAATGTCGCGATGAACACCAACAATTCGGATTCGTTCCTCTATGTCTGGGACGGCATCTCCGGATCGTGGCAAGAGCAGTTCCGTTTCCCGGAAGAGAACTTCACGGCCATTAAGTTCGCCAATGGGCAGCTTTACTGTTTCGGAAACCGTGGCTTTTACCGGTTCACGGGGAACGGATTCGAGCTGATCTATCCGATCTCCGGAGGCCCATCGGCCGGAGGGGTGTCCGTGAAGCCGAATGGGATCATCCATTTCCGTGATCAGACCGGGATCATCTACGCCTACGGGACGATGAGCCCGCAGATCCCTCCGGTCGTCTACCGGCCGTACTATTCCTCCTACCCGTTCGAGGGAGGCATGTATTGGGCAAGCCGGAACAAGCTCCTTGCGGGGACGACTGATCCTTCGGGGCGCCTCCGCCTCTACTCAGCGAATGGCAGCCAAGCATACGAGGCGGCGCCGTATTACATCCCGCTCATCAACTTCGGCGTGCGGACGCGCCTTGTGAAGGTCTACATCGAGTTCCTTTCCTGGCCCACCGGGGCCTCCATGGACGTGAAGTGGTATACGGGCGACGGGGATTCACCGACGCCGACGACCATCGGGACGGTCTCGGAGGTCGGGGCGACGGAAGCGGAGATCTACCCGGACGGATGCGTCGCCGACCATTGGGGCGTGGGGATCGAGATGGCGGCGTCAGGAAGCCTTTCCCCGCGCATCCGGCGCATCGTCTGCGAGTACCAGGTCGAAAAGGAATAGCCTATGGAGATCCCTATCCCATTCCAAGGGACCCCGCAGTCCCCCGACATCGGCCCGATGCCTCCGGAGGCCGCCGCCTTGTCCGCCGACCTCCGGGCGGCGGTCGCGCGCGTCTCCTCGCTGGAGCGCCAGGTCCAGTCCATGAAGGAGCGCCTCGACAACCCCCGCGTGCGCATCCAGAACTTCGAGGGCGTCTTCAAGACGGTATCCTCTGCCCCGTCGAACTCCGACGATTACCAGGACGGTTCCATCCTCCTTTACGATGACGGGTCATCCACCCGGCGCATCTACGCGAAGATCAACAAGACTTGGCGCTACGCGGCGCTCACCTAGTATGGCAACCCCATCCCCCATCTACCGGTCAACGGAATCCTCCACGGACCGCCTCTACTACCGCCCGCAAGGGTCGCAGGATCTGGTGCAGATCGCGAACCCCCAGGAATTGCAGAACTTGGCGAAACAAGGCGCCGTCGAGGTAGGAAAGGCCTATCTTCCGTATACGCCGCCGTCCGCCTCGCAGGCGCTGGCGCCTTCCTCCGCGTCCGCGCAGCCTTCCCAGGACCCGCGCCTGAAGACGGAAGTCTCCCCAGGCGTCTTTTCGTCGTCCAAGCTGTCCAGCTTCTACGACAACCAGATCGAGCTGATGCGCCCACAGTTCGAGGCCGCGCAAAAGGCCTTGGAGAGCGCCTCTTCGGGCCTCGGGTCGCTCAAGGCCCCTGACCTCCGTGGTGCATATGATGCCCAATATGCGTCGAAGATCGCTCCGCTCGACCAGGCTATCGCGGATAGCACCTCGAAGCTGAACGCGCTCGATACGAATATCGCCGCCCTGGAGGACGCGGTGCGCGCCGAGATCGGAGGCCGCGCTTCCGAGGCGTCCATCCAGGCTGAGGTCGCCCGACGGGCGAAGCCGCTCATCCTCCAGCGGCAGAGCTACGCGACGGAGATCGGTTCGCTCAACGACCAGCGCTCCGCCGCCATCTCCGGCGTGGAGCATGGGATCACCTTCGAGCAGCAGGGCTTCCAGAACCAGGCGACGCTCTTCGAAAAGCAGCGCGACCTCGCCCAGTCCACCCTCGATGCGTTCTCTTCCTTGGTAGAAAAGGGCGCTTCCGCCTCCAACCAGGACGTGGACAATTTCCGCCAGACCTTCACGACCTTGCTTTCCCAGGCTCCGGACGTGCTCCGGAATCTCACGCAGGACGAAGTCTCCCAGCTCCAGGGCGGGTACATCCCCTATTCGGTGATGACGAAGATCGGGGACACCATCAACGAGCAGAAACTGGCCCAGGCCTCCGCCTCTTCGCCGAAGATCTTTGGGTCCGCCCAGTCTGGCTACTACACCCTCGACGCTTCCGGGAACCCCAAGCAGCTGATCGCCCCGGCGACGGCCTCGACCGGCGGCCTTACCCAGACCCAGCGCATCCAGGCGGCCGTGAAGCTCATGGAAGCGAACCCGGCGGCCTATCCGGACATCGATTCGGCCATCGCGGCCGTGTCTTCGCTCAGCGGCACGGGCCAGGGAGGGCCTGCCATGGGCTCCGGGCGGAGCAGCGTGAACGTCGGCGGCTTCGACATCTCCACCTACGCGACGGATCCCAACCATGAGGCGGCGGTCGCGACCATCGTGGACCGCATCGGCCAGTTCGGTTCCGTCGCGGACGTGGATGCCTACATCAAGAAGGTCGCCCCAGGATCCCCGATCACGGGCGCCATGGTCGCGAATGCCTCCCAACAGTTCCAGGTCCCGTGGGAGATCATGGTCGCGATGATGCAGCAGGATTCAAACCTCGGGACCGCCGGGAAGGGGGCGAAGACGTTCAACCCAGGGAACGTCGGGAACGACGATGCGGGGAATATCCGCAACTACGGTTCGTGGCAGTCCGGGGTGAACGCCGTCGCGGATTGGCTTTCCAAGCACCGCGCATCCTCCACGCCGGACTACATCGACCAGTACACGCGCCAAGCGCAGAGCATCATGAGCGCGGCAGGCAAAGATGCCCGGAACGCCGCCGTCCGGGAGGTCTCAGACCTCGTGCGCCGTGGCGACGTCGCAGGCGCGAAGCGCACGGTCGAATCGTTGGCCTACAACCAGATGAGCGCGACGGACAAGGGAAGCTACGATGAGAATGCGAATGCCATCGCCTCACTTTCCGTGGCCGCCCAGCTTGCGAACGATCCCACCCTCTCCGTCGGCCCGTACAAGGCCCTGTTCCAGAGCAAGAGCCCGTACGCGCTCATCCAGCAGGATCCGAAGTACGCGGCCTTCAAGGTCTTCACCGACATCGGGCAGGCCCAGATCAAGCGTGCCTTCTTCGGGACGGCCGTGTCGGCGAACGAGCAGGAGACGGCAGGCGGATTCCTGGTGCTCCCGACCGACGATATGGAGACCATCAAGGTCAAGCTCACGCAGCTCCCGAAGGTCCTCCAGTTCGCGAACGACGCCAAGATCGCGAAGGCGTCCGGTTCCCCGGCGCCGAAGCTCACGGACTACGTCGACGTCGGGAAGCTCGTTACGAAGCCGCAGGCGTCGCGGAACGTAGACGACGCCCTATCCGCCCTCGGGTACTGACGCAATATGAAGACCATCTCCGAAAAGGAAATCCAATCCATCATCGTGAAGACGCCTGGATTCACGCGCGAGCAGGTGGTTGAGGGCCTCAAGAAGAAGGGCTATGGGATCGAATCCGAAGCGGTGTCCGTATCCTCCTCTAAGGGTTCCGCGCCGATGTCGGCCATGGATGTCATCCGGGCAGGAATCGGCAAGGCCAAGGACGAAGCCATCTCTTCCGGGGCCGGGTCCGTCTTTCTAGGCCCCGTCTTCGGGGCAGCCATGCAGCCTTTGGTGCGCAAGGCCGTCTCCATGCCGGAAGTGCGGCAGGCGGCGGCGGAAGTCCCGAAGATGGTCGCGGGATCGACGGCGCAGCTTGTCGCGAAGCCGTTCGTCTCCTTGCGCGCTGGCCTCACGGGGGACTACGCCCCGGTAGAGGTCCCGGTCGCAGGCTCCGTGCGCCCGTACGAGAATCCCCTTTCCCCGGCATCCCAGTACATCGCCCAAGGGGCAGGGAAGAAAGCCTCCCCGGAAGAGGTGGCGGCGGCTAGGAAGATCGGCCTATCGAACCTCGGGGAAGCGGCCGGCACCGTCGCTGGGGCTGCCCTTGAGACGGCGACGCTTGGCGCCGGTGGCTCGTTGAAGCGTCCGCTTACGCGGGTCGCCGAGCGCCTCTACCAGTCCGCGCTGAAGCCGTCTGCGGAGGCCATCGAGCAGGGCGTCGTGAAGACCGGCCTCGCCGAACGCGTCTGGCTCACCAAAGGCGGCGTGGAAAAGGCGGCGTCGAAGATCGATGAGCTGGAGGGCGCCCTCGGGAAAGTCATCGACGCGGCGAAGGAACAGGGCCTCAAGGTGCCTACGTCAGGCCTCCGCGAATTCGTGGACCCTATCCGCAAATGGTACGAGACCGTGGACGTGGCCGGATCCAAGGCGGCCCAAAAGTACATCGACGACACGCTCAAGGGCTTTACCAAGAAGTACGGGGCGAACGTCCCGATCGAAAAAGCGCAGGAACTGAAGGTAAACACCATGCGCCTCTTGCGGAACTCCTATGGCGAACTCTCGAACGTGCAGAAAGAGACGCAAAAGCAGGTCGCCCGCTTCCTCAAGGAAGGGATCGTCGAGAAAGCCCCAGCAGTCGGGGACATCAACGCGCGCCTGAAGAACCTGTACGCGCTCGACCAGTCGCTGGAATCGGCGTCGCGCCGCATCGGCAACCTGAACCTCCTTGGCCTCGGAGGGAAGATCGGAGCGGCGGCAGGCGGGAAGATGGGAGCCGCATTGGGCCTTGTCGCCGATGTCCTGGACAAGGCGGCCGTGAAGTCCGGGGTAGCGATCGGCGTGAACGAACTCGCGAAGCTCGCAGGCCCGGGATCTACGATCCCCGCGACGGTGCTACTCAACTACGTCCTTGGAAAGACAAAACCGCGTGCAGGATCCGGAGAATGACGAAGGCCCCCGAGAGGGGGCTTTCCATATCCTCGCGGTGGTATCATGCACGGCATATGGAACACAAAGACGCCTACGGCGTGGAAGTCATGGGCATGTACGGTTTCCCCTCTTATAAGGCCTCGAATTCCTCCGTCTCGAAGGAAGACGACTACACCGCGACGGAAGGGAAGATCAACCGCATGAAGGAAGCTGGCATGAAGGCTTCTACGCCCCGCAAGAACGGTCCCCCGAAGTCCATCGTGGTCTGCTGAACGTATCCGCGTATGGCCTCTGTGGACGCCGAGGGCATCGCGTTCATGGCTGGTGTCGTCGGCATCGCCGTGAATTTCCTCTATTTCGCCCGTAAATACGGGCAATTGGAGCAGAAAGTGGAATCCCTTGAGCGCGGTATGCAGGATGTCAACAAATCGGAAGGCATCTTCGGCCTCAAGATCGACGCCATAAACTCCCGCGTCCAGGGGATGGAAACGAAGATCGCCGGACTGGATGTGAAGGTCGATAACATGAAGGAAAGCGTCGATGACGTGAAGGAGCTTATGATCGAGCACCTAAAGGACGTTAAGCGCGCGTAAGCATATGGGAAATATCGTCTCCAGAATCTGGTCATGGTATTCGTCCGTCCCGAGCGGTTGGCGCTACGAGGCGAAATCCGTCGGGAAGACGTTCATCGCCGCGTGCCTGACCGAAGTCCTCTTCCAATGGGACCTCATCGGGACGGGACCGATGGTGACGAAGGCGGCCCTCTTCGCCGCGTCCATCGCGATCGTGCGTGCCGGCGTGAAGGCCGTCATCGGCCTCATCGTGAGAAACCTCGGGGCGGATAACGAGATGCCACCGTGGTACCCTGGAGACGCCTACCCACAAGAAGGCACGCATATGGATACTGAAGAAAAGAAGCCGTCCGCATCCTCCGCCTCCGAAGAGGCCGCCCCGGCCCCTGCTGAGGCGACGGAGGCGGAAGGAAGCGCGCAGTAGCGCCAAACGAACGGATGCCCTAAAGGCGTCCGTTTTTCCGATCAACATATGGAAAGCATCAGAAACATCATCTCTTCCGTAGCTTCGCGCCTAGGCGTCTACGGATCCGTCGGGCGTACCGGCCTCTTGTTCGAGAACCCGGAAGACATCGAGGCGTTGCCGAGGCATGAGCTGTTCGCGGGTGGAGGAAGGGGCAGGGATTGGCGCGGCCATTGCCCGCCGTTCCGCTACCAGGGTTCCTCCATGTGGTGCACGGCATTCGCCGGCGCCGCGATGGCCTCCATCTTCGAGCGGGAAGAGCGAGGGGGGATCACGGAGTTCTCCCCGCTTGAGCTGTTCTACCGGTCGAATGGGCAGCTTTACGGGAACTACCTCGTGAACGTGCTCAACGCGATGAAGGAATACGTCGTCCTTGAGGCCGACGTGAAGACGCCCGTCCCCTCTTCTTGGGGGCCGTCCGTATTCGACGAATGGAAGCGCAAGTCCAAAGCCACCGATGAGGCCATCGCCTTCGGGCGCCAGTTCGCCATCAAGGAGGCCGCTTCCGTGAGGACGGACAACGCCTCGCTGGCATCCGCGCTGTCCGTCTCCCCGCTCATGGTCGCGGTCGGGGTTGGGCGCGGCTACTTCAACGATCCGGCGCCCCGCCAGACGTCCTACTCGGCCTACCATGCCGTGGTTCTGGTCCATATGGATCCAGACGGCACGAAACACATCTTCGACAGCCTGACGCAAAAACAGGGCTTTTCAGGGCACCACCGCCTGGCTCCGGACTATGAGATCTTGGCCGCCTTTTCTGCCATCGACTTGCCGAACGATTGGCGCGGGGTCCAGGAAAAGGCCAGGGAGCATTCTTATGGCTCGGCCCTCTCCCATTACGGGAAGCCCAGGCGCCTTGAGCTTGAGCAGCTTGCGGCCGCGAACCTCTCCGACGCGGCCAGGAAGAACCCGACGCTTTCCGCCATGCTCGGGCGCCAGTGGACGGTGTGCACGAATGCCGTCGCCTATGGCGGGTATTCCGTCCAGGATATCCTTAACCATTTCACCTCCATCCGTCGCGGGAAGGGCCCGATCTTCGACTTGGACGTCCCGCGCAAGAAATAACCGATATGCCCGTATCTATCAGGAAAGGCCCGTCCGGCTACCAGGTGCGCACCCCGGGCGGCATCAAGTCCAAGGGGACCACGAAGAAGAAGGCGGAATCTCAGGCGCGCCTCCTGCGCGCGGTAGACCATGGCTGGAAGCCAGGAAAGAAATAAGGAATACCCCCGGAATACGGGGGTTTCCTTTATGTCACACGGATTCGCAGACAATCTCCAGGCCATCCTGCGCGCATCCCGTCGCGCCCCGGAGGACCACTTCCACGACATGTTTCGCATCGTCGTCGGGGAAGATCCCCATATCCCGGAGCTGGTCCAGGATCGGCTTCACGACGATGTTGTCGATGTCATGCCGGCGTTTCCCCTTCCAAGAGGCGGTGAAGACCATCCTTACCTTGGCCTCCCCTACTGGCTTTACCGGTTGCTTCCGTGCCGCCTCGACGGTCAGCCACTTCCAACGCTCAAACGCCTCCTTGAAGGTCCAGTAATGCTTCCTTGCGAGCGTATTCCAGCTCAGAGGGGCCTCTTCGATACGGATGCGGAAGTATTCCATGCGCAGGTCAACCCTCTACCAGGAATCCACGCGCTCAAGGAGGCCGGTCTCCATCGCCTTTTCCACCTTCATGGAGCCTCCCGTGTCCCAGTCGATAAGGTCGATATGGAACATGGCGCCACCCGCTTCCGGCGTCCTTTGGTGTGTGTAGCGCCGGACTTTCCCCGAAAGGAGCCCGAGGCGGACACGTGAACCTGGTTCCGGATATTCCATAAGCCTTGTATGGCGGTCTGGTGGCCATAGTGCCACCACCTCACTCCACAGGATATCCCAAAATGTGGAAAAGCCCCCGCAGGGGCTTCATTAAGCGCACGGCCCGGTCGGACTGTTCGGCCGGATGGGCGTGCGGAGGGGGAGGGAGGGAATAGCCCGCGAAGACGAAGCCCGGGAGGGTCTTCGTTCGGTCTATCCGGTCGGCCTCCAGGTGGAACCTGGAGCCGTTCCCTTCGACGAGGACCATGGGGCACTTGATGAGCCCACGGTCGTAGGCCTGGAGGAGGACGGAAAGCTCCTTGTCGGAGATATCCGAGAGCACGGACCCCCCTTCCGCGAGGAAGAGGGTCATGCGGCGTCCTCCTTGAGGGCGGCAAAATACGGCTTGGCCACGGCTTCCACCGTCGCCGGGATGTCGATGTCTTCGATCCTGACCTCGCGTTCGATGCCGTGGAGTTCGACGGCGACCCTCACGTCCATGCCTTTCCTGGCCAGTTCCTTGCCCGCGGAGATGTCCGCGAGCGAGTGGGGGCATTCCGCGTCTTCGAGGATGCCCAGGTAAAGGAGCTTCACGAGCATTTCGTTTCCTCCGTGGCGCCGGACCGGATTCGAACCGGCGATGGTTCGCCTTGGGCATTATCCAAGGGTATCCCCTGCCTTCTTGGGGTTATCGGCGCCGTGCGGGGCCAATATGGATTCCTGTTCATTGGGCGGCCTCCGCGTATGGAGCATACACCCAACGCAAAAACGAGCTTTCGCTCGTCTTGCTGGAGATCGAGATCACTTGGAGGAAAGCTCTCGGGATGTCGCCGAGCGGAAGCACGGATCCGGGCACGCAGCGACTGGCCCAATTCGTGTCCGGAAAAGCCATCAAACCCTTTGTTTTTGAGGAATTGCTGACACGCAGCGTCCGACGCCGCGACCTGGTTCTCGATGGTCATATCAGACATGCGGCTCCATCTGGCTGAAAACGGCAGGCGCCGTGATTCGGAAGAACCGCCATTCGCCCATGGCCATAGCATCATTCTACGATCCGTTCCGGACTTCCATGACCGGTTTCCGGGCTCGACGGCTTCGGCTTGAGGAAACGCATATCCCATTCCTCCATAGCCGCGTCAGCCGTCTTCGCGATGTCCGCGATGCGATGGTCGGGGCCGACCTGGATGAGGGCCGCGAAGACGGCCGTCCATGCCCGTTGGCGTCCGTCGGACCTGCGGCGTTCGAGTTCGATTTCTTGGATGGTCATATGCTTTTCCCTTGCGGTGTTAAAAGTCGGATTCGCACTTCCAGCCTGGCCATGCCGGCGAAGAGGAGGGGCCCAATACCAACAGCAGGAGCAACATCGCGATGGCCTTGGCGCCCAATGCGGAAAGGATGCCCATATCATCCCCTATACGCCTTCCTCACCCGCTCTTCCGCCTCCGTGACAATCTCGCTGATTAGCGGGATGAGCACGTCTTCCCGGAAATGATTCATACCCGCGCATTGGAGGGCGCGCATCTCTTCCGCTCGGTCGTCCAGTGCCTCACCCACTTCATCGCCGTCAAAAATGTGCTTCAGCTGGCTCAAGGTCCTATCCTTGGCCCGGTACTCCATCAGTGGCACCGCTTCGTCGATTTTCTCCATCCACCATTCGTTCTTCATATCGAATGCGTCTCATCCCCTATACGCCTTCCTCACCCGCTCCGCCGCCTTCTCGGCCTCCTCGCGGGTGCGGTAGTAGTTGCCGGCGGTGACGTACTCGACGTCGAATCCGTCGAGCGAGCAGAACTTATAGCCGTCGACATCGCCGGCATCGGTGACGAAGAAGAACATCTCGTCGTCCTCCGGCTTCCACGGCTCCGGCGCCTTGGCGTCTTCCTCGGCCTTCCAGCCGTCGCGCTCAATCTCGAATGCGGTCTTTTGCGTTACGGACGCCATTTGTTCCCAATCCAGGTTTTCGTGCTTAGCCCAGCTCAGGAACCTCAAATCCCCCAGCTCCTCCAGGACCTTGCGGCGCTCTCCGTCACGGACGATGTACGAACCTCGCGGATATTTGATGGGCATATCAATACGCGTAATAGGCCAGGAAGAACGGGAAAAGGAACGCGGCCAGGGCCAATAGCAGGAACGGGACCGTATGCTCCATGCCCTTCGGGATGCGTTTGGTCGCGGCGTCGAGGTTCGCACCGGCCATAAACCACAAGACGGATACCACGGTAACGAACACGATGGCTTGGAAGACGGACAGGTCTGCGATGCGCATATCATTTCTTTTTTAGAAGTTCCGGATTCTCGTAGATGTTTCCGACGCGCCCCGCAGTCCACTTCCCAGGTCGAGAATTCCTTCCCGTCCGTCGCGCGCCGGTGCCGGCGCTCCCTGACGGTTCCCGCGAGGCCGCCGACCCTTACGCGCTTCCCCGGCGTGCGGAAGTCTTCCGCGGTCGCTTTGGTCCACATATGCGCGACGGCCTATCCGAACCCGGACCCGTCCCCGTCCCCGTACCCGTTCCCGTCCCCGAACCCGGACCCGTCCCCGAACCTGGACCCGTCCCCGGACCCGGACCCGAACCCGTCCCCGAACCCGGACCCGTCCCCGGACCCGGACCCGAACCCGTCCCCGAACCCGGACCCGTCCCCGAACCCGGACCCGTCCCCGAACCCGAACCCGGACCCTACGCGCTCCATACCGGTACCGAAGCGATGGACTTCCGGGCCTCTTCGCTCACGGGGAGGATCTCGATGGCCTCCGTGAGCTCCACGCGCGGGACCTCGGCGGGGAACTTGCACTTCCCCGGCACCTTCACGCCTTCGTTCGCCAGCTGCGAGAGCGACGCCGCGCCTTCCCAGTACCAGAGGCGGCGGGCATCCGACATGACGACCTCCTTGCCCTCGCGGGATTCCAGGTACCCGGCGAAGACGCCCGCGGAATAGGTGCGCACGATGACGTACGGCTTCCCGCCCTTCTTTCCGGCTTCCTTGCGAGCCGGAGCGTACTCGACCCCGTCGATGGTGATGTTCTTCATATATGCGTTCATCGGGTTAGATGTCTTGCTTTACGGCCCTCGAGACGGTCCGCGCGATGCGGAGGTGCGGTAACTTTGCTCCACATATCAGTTCCACCAGCCGGACTTTGGACGCTTAATGGCCTTCGCTGGCTTTGCGTTCCCGTATTTCAGGCCCCTTGGCACGCCGTCCTCGAAGTAGAAGCGGCCGCGCCCTGCCACCAGGTTGCGCCAGACCTCCAGGGACATGCTCCCTTTGGATTGGTCGCACGCCTTGCAGACGGCGATGACGTTCCCAGGCGTGGACTTCCCTCCCGCGGCGCGGGGGACGATGCGCCGAACGATCCGGCCAATTCCTCGAGGGTCATGCCCTCGCGGAGCCTCCCACGGACATAAAGCGATTCGCCGTATAGCTCGGGTACCGTTCCTGAAACGATCTCGAAACCTTTCGTCCAGCCATCGGAAGCCAATACTTTCCGAGGTTCCCCCTCCTTGTTCCTCAGCTCCTCATCCATCTCCAGCACCTTCCCGAACACCAGCGTCCCGTAGCGGTAGAGCTCGATCTTGAGTTTCATAGTCGATGCGTTTTTTTGGAGCTGTTCCTCACGTGGCGTGCACGCCCTTAAGACGGGGATGGTATCGCGCATCTCCGTAGGGCACCGTCATCTTTCGGCGCCCTTGTGCGTCAGGTGCCATGAGCCGCACCACCCGCAGGGGTAGATGCGGAGCGCGGGCGATCCGCTTCGCTCAAGCAGGTTTTTTGCCGTCGCGGCATCTTTTTTGGAGTAGCAGGTCTTCCCAAGGCACCGGCCTTGTTCGGCGCGCATGCCCCATCCCCAGGCGTTCCAGCGTCCGCGACGTCGCTTCTTCCCATGCAGCATCCGGTGCATAGGGCATCGCCAATGGCTATTCCTTATCGCGCCCCATGTACACCTCGACGACGAGCGTCGTGAACGCCATCGTGACGTCCACGATCGCTTTCTTCACGTCTTTCGGGACGTCATCCCGCTGACGCTCAAGAGCCTTCATGAGTGCGGTATGCGCATCCATGAGCCGGTCAAGCAGTTCTTTAGCCCTGTCCTTGTCCATATATTCCGTTCTAATAGCCGGCTTCTTCCTGGTGCCGGATGAATTCGCGCATCATCTGGAGCATGTCGCTCCGTTTGGCCTTGGAGATGTAGAAGGTATCGCCGGGGGCCCCGTACTTGAACACCATGAGGCAAAAGCCGTAGTCCTTGGGCATGGCATCGCCGATGATGTGGCCGATATCCCTCATCACGCCCTTCGCCTCTTCAAGGTCCGTGCCACCCAAACTAGAAGGGGATGTGTTCGTCTCCATACTGGCTATCGATGCTCCCCATGGAGGCGATCTTCGCTTGTTCTTCGGCCGTGAGCGGGGTGTTCTGGCGCGCGGCGATCACCTTGTACTCCGTCTCAAGGCCGGATCCTTCGCGGATGATCGTGATGTCGTACGGCGGGAGCCCGTCGAAGCCGTATTCGTCGGATTCCGCGAGGTCGGCGACCTGCCCCATGATGGATGCTCCGAACTCCGCGAGCTTCACTTCCCCACTCGCGCGCTCGATCACGATGACGGCGAAGCGCATCTTCGCCTCCTTCGGGCGGTCTGCGTTCGGGTCCGTGATCGTCACGGTGTCCTTCCCGTTGAACACCTTCCAGATCTGTTTCGCATCCGAGACGATGCGGACCTTGTTCGGGCCGTCCTGGAGCTTGAGGTACTTTCCGCCTTCGGAGCTGACCGCTTTGCGGATGTCCTTGAGTTTCATATAGGTAGGTTATTTCTTCGGCTTAGCCTTGCCTGTATCACGTTTCTTGGCGGGATTCTTTCCTGCCGCAGTGCGCATCGCGATATCGGAGCAGATGTCTGGCATATGTCCCAGGATCGACGCGATGTCGATTGCATGTCCGCCGAAACCGACATCCAACCCACGGCGCTTGCTATTGCGGCAGACGATCAGGAAGGCGTCAGTATTCTTGCTGCGGTACTGTTCTTTCCCGTCTACCGTGACTACCACCTCCATCGGCGGATGCGATCCGCTGTTTTTCTTTGTCGTCATATCAAGCGTTATTGGCGCCGTCCCCTGTGGGGGGCTTCGCCTTGATGTAATCGGCACATCGGACCTTCACGAACTTCGACAGCGGCCAGACCCATACCCGGCAAACCATCTGGCTATACGTCGGGAGGCTCTCGAACCATTGGACGGCAGCAAGTTCTTCGCCGCCGGAGCGCACGCATCGCTTGGCTTCCTCGATGAGGTCCATGCGGAAATCATAGACCTTTTCGTTCCGCCAAAGCAGGAATAGGCATGCCATGGCCCCCAAAGAACATGCGACAAAACCGGTGAGGATGAATGTGTGGAGAGTGCCCATATATTTATTTGTCCGCCGGCTTTTGCCAGCGGTGGATCTTTAGCGCCGCGAGGAAGACGTCCCTATTCTCCGGGAAGTCGTCGGCATCCGACGTCGCGATGTCTAGGCCTCCGTCCTTCCGGCAGTTCACCACGATGTGGCCGGCGAACTCCCTACCCGGGAACTCTTCCTGGAGGGCGAGCTGGTAGGCGCTTGTCTGGAGGAAGTGCTCCGGATAGATGGCCTTCCCCGTCTTGAGGTCGCCGATGTATTGCCGCCCATCGGCCTCAAGGATGAAGTCGAACGTCCCGGCGAAATTGTGCGTCTTCGAGTAGACCTTCCCCTCGGAGGCAAGGAAGCGCATCCCCGGCGTGGAAGCGATCCACTTCTTGAAGGCGGAGACCCCGGCCTTGATCTCATGGTGCTCGACGTCCTTTTCCTCGCCGGTCTTCACGAAGTGCTCCACCCACTCGTGGATGAAGGTCCCGACGTCCCCGGCCGCCTCCTTCTTCTTCCGGTGCGCGAGCCGACATTCGTTCGCGAGCGCCTTGATGCTCATCTCGTTCATCGTCTGCCCGGGACGGAGCGCCTTCACGACATGCTCGGCCGCCATATTCGCGGCCCAGTCCACGAGGGCCGGCTTCGCGATGGCGCGGAGGGCGGTCGTCACGCCGTCCGCCGGGACGCCGTTCGCCGTGTAGAGGTGCTTCACGGGATCGAAGGCGAGCGTGACGGATCCTCCGTAAAGTTGGTGCGTATCCATATCCATGGTTCCGTTCAGAATGAAGGTTCGGGGTCCCTTGCGAGCGCCTCCGCATAGTCATGGCACCAGGTGCATTTCCCATCCTCTTCCACGGCGCGCGCATCCTGACGATGGCGCTCATAGCGCCACTCGTAGAGGTAGCCGCAGCCGGGGCAGCGCGCATCGATAGGTTCTTCCTCCATATCGACACGAGAATAGCAACCGGTTGCCATAGATGGCAAGCGCAACGAAAAGCGCCCCTACGGCGCCTTTTTCTTTCCCTTCTTCCAACGGAGCGATGCGCCCTTCTTCCCGATCTCGGAAAAGAACGCCTTTCCGCGCTTCCTGTTCTTCTTTCCCGCCAGGTTCCCGAGGGACACGGCGGCCTCATTCTTCCCTTCGGCCATATGTCGTCGGCTATATGATCTCAAAATCCCTCCGTCGCAAGTCGTAAACGCATTGGGCGATCACCTCTACCAGGTCCTTGAACGTCTTCACGCGCCCGGGTGGCGCATCCGCCTCGCAGAATCTCACGGCCCCGTCGGCGCACCGCATGCAGGCGCGGACGCGCGTCCCATGCGCCTCCACGAGCGTCTCGCCATCCTTGAGCCACGCGCCGGCGGCGTCGAGGCTGCGGAACGGGGGCGACGGCATCATGCGCCGCCATGATATGGCAAGCGGTTGCCATGCCGCAAGTGCGGCCGGTACCATCAACGCCGCTATGCAATACGAACCATTGAACGGCTTCCTTTTCGTCGAGGAACGGGAGGCGGCGCAGGAAGGGACTGGATTCGCCATCTACGGAGGCGAAGCGTCACAGGTCGTCGAGGCCACGATCGTGTCTCCGGGATCGAGCGGGCATGCCCCGGGGGAGACGGTCGTCTTCCGCCGGGACGTCTCCATGGCGGTCTCTTTCGACGGCCGCAAGGGAATCCTCATCAACAAAGACCACCTGCTGGCAAAGCGGGAGGCCGCCTAGGACATGCGCAAGATCATCCGTGGCCAAGAGGCCCGTGAAGCGATGGCGGATGGCGTGTCCATCCTCGCCGAATGCGTCTCTGCGACGTTCGGCCCCCAAGGAAGGTTCGTCACGTCCTGGAAGGGGCATGGGATCCCCGTCGCGACCAAGGACGGCGTATCGGCGGCGAAGGAGGTCGTGCTGGAGGACCCGGCCCGGGCCGCAGGGGCCGAACTTGTGAAGGCGGCCGCAAAGAAGGTCGCGGAAGAGGCCGGAGACGGGACGACCACGACGACCGTCCTTTCCGACGCCCTCGTGCGCGAAGGCCTCATGGCCCTTTCCGAAGGCGTCGCCTTCCGAGACATCCGGAAGGAATATCTGGACGGCCTTGCGCAGGCGGAAGCCGTCCTCGCCTCCATGAAGCGCCCCGTGGCGTCGGAAGAGGACGCCGTGCATGTCGCCTCGGTGTCGGCGGACGACGCCGCGACGGGGAAGGCGATCGGATCCCCGATGTGGTCGGCCGGGAAGGACGCCCTCGCGACGGTCGAGATGGGCACGTCGAACGGGGTCGAGGCCAAGGAATCCGCCGGGTACCGCTTCGACAAGGGGTGGCTCGCCCCGCAATTCGTGGCCGATCCTTCGAAGCTCCGGACGACGCTCAAGAAATGCGCCGTATACGTCACTTCTAGGACGCTTTCCGCCGGGGTGGAGGCCGTCCCCATCTTCCAGGCGGCGGCCGATCGCGGCTTCCAGCGCCTACTCATGGTCGTCGGCGGCATGGAGGGGGAGGCCCTCGCGACCTCCATCTTCAACCGCCAAAAGGGTGCGATCGACGTTGTCGCCGTGAAGGCCCCCTCGTTCGGGGAACGGCGTGAAGAGATCTTGGGCGATATCGCCGCCTATGTCGGTGGAGCCGTTCATGGCGATGACGAACCCTTCCGCAAGGAGATGCTCGGGACGGCGGATATCGTGGAAGTGGACCGGATGGGGACAGGAATCCTTGGCGGCGGGGCCGATCCTAAGGTCCTGGAAGCCCGCAAGGAGGGCATCCGCACCCTCAAGGGGGAGACGAAGAGCGAATACGACCGGAAGGAGCTGCAAGGGCGCCTGGAGGCCCTGGAGGGCAAAGCCGTGACCTTCACGGTCGGCGGCCAGAGCGAGACGGAGGCCTTGGAGCTGCGCGACCGGGTAGACGATGCGGTGCTCGCCGTGAAGGCCGCCATGCGCGGGGGCGTCCTTCCTGGCCGGGGAAAGGCGCTCCTTGTCGCGCATAGGGAGCTTGCCGTGGCCTTCCCGTACTTCGCCTCCGCGCTCCTTGCCCCGGCCACGCGCCTCATGGCGAACGCGGGCTTGGACCTTGGCGGAGAATGGCTCAATGACCTCCTTTGCATTGAAAGCCCATGGGGATGGTGCGACGAAGCCTTGGAGAATGGGGACGTCCCCATGGACCTCTACGCCTCCGGCATCATCGACCCCTTCGAGGCGACCGTCTCGGCCATCCGGAACGCGGTCGCGGCAGCCATCGCCATCCTGGGGACGGAGGTCCTGATCGTGGAAGTCCCGGAAAAGAAGGCGGCGTAGGTGTATACCGTTGAAATGGATAAGACAGGGCTTGCCCCTGTCTTTTGGCTTCATTAAGCCAACATATAGGTGTATACGTTAGATATTGACAACTCGCGCGAGTTATGGTATACAAGGAGCATAAGCCACACCTCATCCCACCCATATGGCCCCCACGATCGAGACCGTCCGCGAGTTCGTGAAAAAGAACGTCGGGCTGCTCCACATCAAGCGCTTGTCTCAATACGATCCCCATTCCGATTCCATGGTCGAAGAGAATATCCCTTGGCGCCAGGTCGTTCCCATGGAAGACAACGAATACAATTTCGGCGTTCCGGGGGCGTTCTTCGTCGGGGAAGGGCAGGACACGATCGTCGAGCACGTCGCCTTCCCGTGGAAGGGCTATACGGTCGAAAACAGCCTCGGTTCGTTCATCGTCGCGGTCCCGATGACCGTCGCCGAAGCCGTCTAGGATATGCGGATCACGAAAACGCAGGTCGCGAAGTACCTCTCCCTCCGGGGGGAGGCCAAGGAGGTGGAGGTCCAGATGGGCGAACTCAAGGAAAAGTTCCTCGGCGCCCTCAAGGAGAACGGCGAGGCCCCGATCCAGACCACGGTCGGGAAGGTCCAGCTCGTGAAGCGGGAGGTGATGCGCCTGGACGAAGACGCCCTCAAGGCCCATTTCGGCCTCCAGAGCCTCGACGCTTGGAAAAAGGTCTCCGTGGTGGAATCCGTCATGGTGACTGGTTCCTAGGGGCGTATAGTGCCTTGTAGGATATGCGCCATATGAACCCAAGGACGATGCAAAAGAGGTCTACGGAGGCGCAGATCAGGAAATACGGATCGCTGGAGGCGTTCCGGGAAGAGATGCGCCGGCGCGCCTCCATGCGGAAGAAGGTCGGCAATTTCCGGAAGGAGGGGCGGATCGAATGGACGGAGATCGTCAGGGGAGGATAAAATCGCCACGCCAATAAGATGCCCCGTGCTGTCCGGGGAATAACGTCCCTATAGAGCTAGGGCCCCGCTTGGACCACCGCCCAGGTAGGGGGCAGCCCCTAGCTCCGTAGGGATGTTTTCCATATGCCCGAGGAACCTATCCATGCCCCGCTCCCTTCCGGAGAATCCCACAAGTTCGACATGTACGACGGGTATACCGGCGTGAAGAAGACCGGACGGGATAGCTATTTCGCCGTCGTCTGGCTCCGCGACGCGGAGGGGAACATCGACGGCTCGGCGACGTTCGACTTCAGGGAAGTGGAGCGCCTCCGCCGCTCGGAGTTCAACGTCTACATGGAGGCGAAGCTCCAATGCGGCACGAGCGCCAAGGAGTGGACGGGCCGGATCAACCTCGCGTCGGCTTCCGCCCGCGAGGGGGTCGTCCGGGCCTTTTCCCGCATGTTCAAGGGGAAGGAGTTCGATTCATGCCTCTCCACGGCGATCTCCGCCCTTGGGAAGACGCTCGACAAGGAGCCGAGGTCGAAGGCCCTCTGGCAGATCGGCGAGCCTCCGCAAGACGGAGGCATGCTGCTTGGGCCTTTCGTGAAGGCCGGGGCGCCGAACCTCATCTTCGGGTCGGGCGGCTCGTGCAAGACCTACCTGGTCCTCATGATGCTGTATTCCCTCGCGACGGGCGTCCCGTTCCTCGGCTTCAAGCCTACGAAGAAGGTGAAATGCCTGTTCGTCGATTACGAGGATTCCGAGACGAATTTCCGTAGGCGCTTGGATTCCGTGATGGCCGGATTCGGTGGAGCCGGCATGGACGATGCCATCGCGAATATCCGCCACTTCAAGCCGAATGGAGCGCCACTTTGCGATATCGTCGCTTCCCTGAAGAAAGAGATCGACGAACACGGCATCGAGGCCATGGCCATCGATTCGGTGGCATACGCCTGCGGAGCCGAGGTGGAAAAATCGGAGACCGCCATCCGGTACTACAACGCCCTGGACGACATCGGCATCGCCTCGATCGGCATCGGGCACGTCACGAAGTCGTCCTCCGACGAAGAGACGAAGGACCGGGGACAGCAGCATGCGATCGGCTCGATCTTCCACCACAATGCCCCCCGGAACATCTGGAACGCCGTCCTCCAGGAAGGCACGGACGAAGCCGACCCCGTGAAGAACGTCGCCCTGTTCCACCGGAAGTTCAACGACGGCCCGAGGCATCCGATGGTCCCGGTGGAGGTCTCTTTCCAGGGGAAGCCTCCCGCCCTCTCCGTCTCGGCCCGCATCGGCTCCGGGGTCGCCTTCGACGCGGCGAAGCCCCTTCCTGACCGGATCCTGTCTTTCCTGAAGCGGGGCCCGACCAGTCGGAAGGCGTTGGATGAGGAATTCTCGGAAGAGCGTCCGAATACGCTGAAGAGCATCCTTCGGCGGCTGAAGGCCTCGGGGAAAATCAGGCAGCTTGGAGGGGATAACGGAGACTATTCGCTTATTTAAGCCAATCCATCGAAAAAGAATCAGGGGTGCATCGAGGGGTGCACCTATTTTATTTGCACCCCTATGATGCATTCATTGGCTTGAATGAGCCAAAAACATAGGGGTGCAAAGAGGGGTGCACGAGGGGTGCATGCATCCCATGCCATGGGAGGGAGCGGATGCGCGCACCAAGGAGGGGTGCAAAGAGGGGTGCACGAGGGGTGCATGCACCCCTGTTTCGTAATAATTGGCTTGGCTAAGCCAAAAACATAGGGGTGCATGGATTTAGGGGTTCACTTAGGGGTTCACCCGTAAATGTGAACCCATGACCTCAAAATATAAGCTCAACCAAGCCAAAAAAAGTCATTTCACCTTCGCGCCGTCAAAAAAATCTATATTTCTAAGCGGCCATTGCGCAGCTTTTGGGGCTGCGCATGGCCGCAGAGTATCTGGCTTGCATTACCTGATCCTGGTCATGCTATGATCCTGGAACTACGCCCATGGTGAGCGTAAAGAAACCAATCACCACTGGATTCCTGAAGCCAGGTTATCTTCCAAGGAAGATGAAACAGGAGAGTGCGAGTATCGAGGATAGACGAAAACCCTAGCTCTGACCGACCCCCTGTCAACTAGGTCCCTGGCCTATCCTGGATATAAAAACAACACGTCAAATAGCACATGACGTGGAAAGAGCCGAGCCCCAAAAAGATCTGGCTTAACCAGGGAATAAAGGGGGAGGCTTGCCAAAAACATGGAAATCATGTTTTTCTGTTATAAATGGCCAAATTCATGATCATGGCTGAGAAAGCCATCCCGAAAGCGGGAAGCTCGTGCTGGAAGTGCGGGACGCCTATCGTCATCGGCACCCACGGGAAGGATTGGCGTCCCAAGCCCTCGCAAAGGCATTTCTTCCGGAAGTGGTCGCATTGCGTGGGATGCAAGGCGGTCTTCTTTTCGAAGGGGGACCGGATCCGTTCCGGCCCTACGTCGCCTATCCCCCCTTCCGGAGGGGTCCAGCAGGCCTTTATTTGGGCCTAGGATCGTTTCTGCTATCATCCAGGCATATGGCGACCGTGAGGAACCAAAACGGGGAATTTGAGGCCAGCAGGGGTGGCGGGCGTCCCTCTTCGTGGAAACCGGAATACAACGAGGCCATCGTGAAGTTCTTCGAGCGGGAAAGGCCTTACCGGGAGCATTTCGATACGAAGGGCCACATGCAGCCCATCCCGGAGCGCCTTCCGTTCTTCGAGGATTTCGCCCGCTCCATCGGGGTGGACGACACCACGCTCGTGAATTGGGCGAAGGAGGACAAGGCGGCGATGGAGAGGGAAGAGGTGTCGAAATACCCTGGTTTTTTCGCCGCATATTCCCATGCGAAGCATCTCCAGAAGCGCCAAATCGTTGAGGGAGCGATGGTAGGCGCCTACAATCCGCAGTTCTCGATCTTCCTCGCGAAGAACGTCACGGACCTGCGCGACAAGCAGGAAATGGAGCACACCGGGAAGGATGGGGCCCCGCTTTTCCTCCCGACGTCCATCCTGGAAAAGAACGATCTGACGAACGATGGGAAATAACGTCGTCTTCCATCCCGCGCAGGATGAGGTGGCGCGCGACAGGCACCGTTTCCGCGTGTTGGATGCAGGGAGGCGCTTCGGGAAGACCGAACTCGCGGTCTTCGAGATGCTTGGGAAGGCGTGCGCGAAGACAGGCAACGACGTGGTCTACATCGCCCCCACCTACCAGCAGGCGCGCGACCTGGCTTGGGACAAGCTGAAGTCTTACGGGCGCCCTGTCGCCGAACGCATCAACGAGAGCCGCCTGGAGATCGTCGTCGCGACCAAGGATGGCGGGAGTTCCCGCATCGTCCTCCGTGGTTGGGAATCGATCGACACCCTCCGTGGATTGCGCGTCTCGTTCGTCGTGATGGATGAGGTCGCGATGATGCGCGGGTTCTGGCAGAACTGGCAGGAAGTGGTGCGTCCGACCCTCACCGACCTCAAGGGAGAGGCGCTTTTTATTTCGACGCCGAGGGGCTTCAACCATTTCTACGACCTCTATTGCATGGAGGGGAAAGATCCGGATTTCAAGTCCTTCCGCTTCACGACGTACGACAATCCGCACATCCCGAAAGATGAAGTGGACAAGGCTAGAATGGAGCTGACGGAAGACCGGTTCGCGCAGGAATACCTCGGGGATTTCCGGAAGATGGAGGGCCTGGTCTACAAGGAGTTCGACCGCAAGAAGCATGTCTTCACGGAGATGCCGAAGAACGTCGCGGAGACCATCTGCGGCGTCGATTTCGGCTTTTCCAACCCTTGCGCGGCCCTGAAGATCCAGATCGACAACGACGGGTGCTGGTGGGTCGTCGATGAGTTCTACCGGCGCGGGAAGACGAACCAAGAGATCATCGAATATGTCCGCACGTTCGGCGCTTCGGAGTATTACCCGGATCCGGCGGAGCCGGACCGCATCGAAGAGATGTCGCGCGCCGGGCTTCCGGTGAGGGAGGTGAACAAGGATGTCGCCGCAGGCATCGACGCGGTCCGGAACCTGTTGCGGCGCGGGAAGCTGAAGGTGCACGCGGACTGCCTCAACACGCTTTTCGAGTTCGAGACCTACGCCTATCGCACGAAAGGCCTCAAGGAAGGACAGTCCGAAGAGCCGTTCAAGGAGAACGACCACGCCATGGACGCCCTCCGGTATGCCATCTTCATGCGCGCCCCGAAGACGCCGCGCGTCCACGTCGAAGAGACGCCTTTCGTCTTCAACCCGCCGTCCTACTAAGGGTGCTACACTTGGCGCAATATGCCGCGCAAACCGAAGAAGCAGCCGTCCGACGCCGCGATGTCCCTCGCGCAGCCGGATATCCAGGTCGAGCCCCCGAAGACGAACACCGTCGTCTTGCTTGTCGATAAGGTGAAGATGCAGCGCCAAGGGACGGACCTGAATCCGGTTCCGCCTTCCGTGTATGCGCAGGCGGAGAGCCTCATGATCGCCGAGAAGCGCGCGTACGAGGACGCCAACCGGATGGTGAAGCAGACCATCACCCGCGCCTATAAGAACTACACCGGCGTCTATGACCAGCCGGTCGATCCGTATACCCGCCGCTCGAAGATCTTCACCCCGCTCACGCATACCGTGGTCGATTCGATCACGAAGCCGGTGAAGGTCGATTCCAAGTCCATCCGCATCACGCCGATCACGGAAAAGAGCCGGGGGAAGGCGAAGCTCCTCAACATGGTCCTCCCGTATTTCCTCCAGCAGACGGGATTCGACGACATGATGGACCTTTTCGTCCATCGGACGGGCCTTTTCGGAGGCCAGGTGACGGTCCAGGACTGGGAATACCGAGAGATGGAGGTCGGCGATGGGCAAGAGCCCGACGAAAAGATGCTCAACGGCTTCCCGATGGGCGAAGCCAAGAGCAAGAAGTCGCGCAAGAAGGTCGTAGACCGCCCCAGGATCCGTTTGATCGACGTGATGGATATCTTTTGCCCTGCGACGGCGGAAAGCATCCCCTGGGCCGTCCAGAACGCTTCCGTGATCCTCCGCGCCTCGGTCCCGCTGTCCGACGTACAAGGGAACCCTGCATACAACCGTGAAGTGGTGGCCGGCCTCACCGGATGGACCTATACGGCCGAGAATACCGACGATTCCACGGCCCTCAACAAGTACGGGATGGGCGGCTACAACAACTCCGGAACCGCAAAGAACACCTGGGCGTCGGAGATGGAGGGCGTGAAGAACCCTTTCGTGACGCTTTATACCCGCTTCGGCCGCTTCCCGAAGTCATGGGTCACGGGGAAGAAGGAAGACCAGCTCGTCTACGTCCAAGGGCGCATCACCGCCGCTTCCGATTCCGGCATCGGCTCCGAGATGAAGGTCATCGACGTGAGCTATTCGCCATTCGGCGACTACGGCCCGTTCGAAGAGGCCCATTACAACAAGCTCGTGAAGCGGTGGCTCGGCGAAGGCGTCGCGGAGCGGCTGATCCCGCTCCAGATCTGGCAGAACGAGATCGTCAACAACCGCCGAAACAACGAACTTTTGGTCCAACAGCGAATGTTCAAATACAAGAAGGGCTCCGTCGATCCGTCCCAACTCTTTTCCCGGCCTGGTGGGGGTATCCCGGTCGAGAACATGGCGGACCTGGAGTGGATCCCGACGCCGGACGTGTCTCAATCCTCGTTCGCCGAGGACGCCTCCATCGAATCGCTCGCGCAGCGTCTCGCCGGGGCCGCCCTCACGCCGATCCAGAAGAAGGTCACGGCGACGGAGGCGAACGCCATCCAGGCCAACTCCAACCTGACCTACAACGAACTCCGGGACACGATGGAGAAATACATCGAGCGCCTGGTCCTCCACCACATCATCCCCTTGATGCGGCGCTACTTCGAAGCTGGGCAGACGGTTCCCATCGAGATGCCGATCTCCGAACTTGAGATGCTCGACACCTACAACGGCTATCCTCCGTTCATGTCGGAGGCGATTGGCCGGGAGCGCTTCCTTGTCATCGACGATCCGGATCTCTTCGACGGTGATTTCGCGGTGACGGTCGATATCGACGCCTCGATGACCTCACGCCAGGCGCAGGCCGCGTCGCTCACGAACCTCATCGGCATCGCTTCCAAGGTCCAGCAGTCCGGGCTCAACATCAAGGAGACGTTGCGGAAGATCGCCGAATTGAACGGCATCGTAGACGGGCGCCTCTTCGAGGACGCGAAGACGGCGGTCCCGACGGGGGTGACGAACGCGGTCATGCCGGAATCCGCCCCGGTCCGGGCGCAGATGCCTCCTCCGCTCCCCGCCTGACGCCGTCAGGAAGGCCGCTATGCTCGCAGCATGGTCCGTCTTGCTCCAAGCAAGGGCCCATCTGCCGGTAATAGCGGCCTTCTTGCTGCGTAGGAGGCCTATCTTGCGGAAAAGAGTGCTACTATCCCGCCTGAGGCTATGCAAGGACCGCATCGACCGGAGCAGGACCTAGAGGAAAACCGCGCTAGGCGCGCGATGTGGGAGACGATGTTCCGGCATGAGGGGTGGCGCGAGCTTGTCGCCTACCTCGAAGGCCGGTACGTCGATATCGGCAGAGAAGAGTGCGATTCCCTGGTGAAGCTCGCTTCTAGGAACGGGCGCCTCCAAGAGATCCGGAAGCTGTTCGCATTCGTAATGCACGATTTCCGCATCGAGGAAGCCCTCATCAAGGAGTACCAGGCGCTCATGGATACCGGGGCGTTGGATGAGCCGAGGATGCCCTGGTGACGCGCGGCGCCAGATGACGCCTACACGCTGGAATCGAAGTGCAGGCGTTATCTGGGGACGCACGTCCCACTAAATCAGTTCGACGACATACGAAAAAAGTATGGACATGAAGCAAACCCCCAATCCCGACCCGACCCAACTTCCGGCCGGAGGGAACGGGGATGCGGGCAGTCCGCGCACACCGGAACCTCCCAAGCCTTCCGCCGACGCGGACGTGCAGGCGGGGACGCAGGCCCAATCCTTGGCGGCCATCAAAGAACTCACAGGTCGCGATTTCGCCTCCTTGGAGGAAGCGAAGAAGCACTATCAAGGCCTCAATAGCCTTGTCGGCGACAACGCCGTAGCTGAAGCGCGGGAACGCGCGAAGAAGCTCGACGGCCTCGCCCGCAAGATCGCCCAAGAGAACTCTTGGTCGGTCGAAGCGGCCTATGCGTTCATCGATAAGGTCAACGCGGAAGGAGGGGGAGCTGCTGGCGTAGGGAGCCCTGACAAGACATCGTTCGACCCGAAGCAGGCGGAGACCGACGCCCGCATCCGTCGAATGGAGCGTGAGCTTTTCCTGGCTAAGCGCCCTGAGGCGCAAGCCGTCATGGCGCAGCTGGACGAGTACGCGTCTGCCACTGGGAAGCCCCTCGCGGAGGCCTTCGAAAGCCTCTATGGAGGGGTAGTGGACCAAGTCAGGGATTCGGTCCGTTCCGATGCCCTTCGTATGGAAAAGAAAGGCGCCGGCATCCCCGCCTCCACCTCCGCGCCGCTTCCGCCTGAGCCCGATCTCTATGCTAAAAACATGGAGATGTACCAAAAGACGGGCAAAAAGGAGTTCTTCCACGAGGCGATCAAGCATCGTTGGGACAAGAACGCCGCCCTCAAGCGGAAAGTGGAATCCGGAGGCTAGGGGAAGGACGTCCGGGGCCATTACCTAACCTATGGCTACCGACAACCTACTCCGTACATACGGAGACACCTCCATCGCGGAAGATGTGCTCGACATGGTCGAGATGCTCTCCCCGAAGGAAGACACCCTGTTCCGCACCCTCGGCAAGGCTACGGCCCGTTCCACGGTCCACCAGTGGCTTGTCGACACCTTGGCCCTCACGGCGGTTGCCGGTGAGGAAGCCTCGCAGTTCTCCGCCACGGCCCTCAACAACCCGACCCGCTCCACGAACATCGTGGAAAAGATCGATGAGGACTTCGGCGTGTCCGACACGCAGCGCGCGGTGGACCACTATGGTTTCGCCGACCGCTTCGCCTATGAGCAGACCAAGGCCCTCGGGACCTGGCGCAACAAGGCGGAGGCGGACATGCTGCGCTCTTCGCTCGTGTCCGGCGCGTCCGGTACGGCGGCGCAGATGATCGGTATCATCAACTGCATCTCGACCAACGTCACGGCGTACAACTCCGGTACGGTCCTGAACCAGTCGATCCTCGACCACTGGCTCGGCCAGGGCTGGGAAAACGGCAACGGCCAGCCGGTGACGGACGTCTATGTCGGCTCGATGATGAAGCGCCGCATCTCGACGTTCTCCGGCCGCACGGGTACCCAGTTCGTGATCCCGGCCGCTGAAGAGCGCCTGATCACGACGACCGCCGGCTACGTCTCGGACTTCGGAGACACCAGCATCCACCTTCACCGCTACATGCAGAAGGACTATGCCGGCAACTCCGACGCCACGGGCCGCGTGCTCGGCATCAACGCCGACAAGTTCAAGATCGCGTACCTCATCACTCCCCGCGTGGAGATCTACGGGAAGCGCGGCTCCACCACGGACGCCCGCGCCACCGGTTCCCTCACGGTGGAATCGTTGAACGAGCGCGTGAGCTTCTTTGTCAGCGGCTTCCTCTTGGCTCCGTAGCCAAGACGGAAAGCAGAAAAACACCACCCTCGCCGGTGGTGTTTTCCTATCTCGTGCCATCATTTTCCTTGGCCGAAGCAGTTTTTCGCGATCATCAGCGTCGTGCGCCGAGACTCGTTTACGGCATCGTAGATGGCGCCGCGCATGATGTCCTTCACAGCCTTGTTCTGGCGTTCGTCGATGATGGCCCCATCGATGATGGTCAGCGCCTTTCCGATGAGGTCTCCCTGGAGTTCGATGAACCTGGATGCGATCCCGCAATACCCGCATTCCCCGAATCCCCCGCATGCTTCCTCGCTCCCGTCGTCGAAGACGTGCGGGGGACGATTGTCCAGTTCGGAAAGGAGGCCTTCATGGTTAAAATCGATCGATCCTGTGCTTTTCATAGGACGTGACAAGACATTTTGGCGGCTTATTGCCAGCCTACTGCCCATGCTAATATGGCAACCGTATGCCATCCAGCATCGAGGCAATGTCTGAAAAGGTGGTCCCGGAAGACGAAGTCAATTGGAACGTCGTCCGGCTGATCGTAGAAGGGTACACGGCAAGGCACGCGGAAGAGGTCCATGGGTGCATCCTCCATGTCCAAAGCCTCCGCGAGCAGGCCAAGACCCGTTTCGGCGAGTGGGGCACGGAAGGGCGCACGAGGCACGTCTACGAGCTTCCTACGGCCTTGGAGATGGGCATCTCCATAAAGTATCCGAAGGCCCTGAAGGGGGATAACCTCCGTATCTTCCTCGGCATGTTCCCGGATTTCCAGGTGGCGGAGTGCTTGTGAGGCTTGTTTTTCGTATTACCGCATCGAACGCATCCCTATGACCCCGACTATCGGCCTCGGCATCATCTGCCGCTCGAAGGAGATCGACATCGTGAAAAAAGCGCTCGCTTCCGTGAAAGACCATGTTGATACGGTCTATATCACGGTCGCCGACGCCTCCCCTCCGTCTCCCGAGCTTGAGCAGTACGCCGATTCCATCGGAGCCGACCTGTCTTTCTTCAAATGGGACAATGATTACGCCTCCGAAGGCTTCGACATGGATTTCGCGGCGGCGCGCAACTTCAACATGTCCCGGTGCAAGGAGGATTGGTACGCCTGGATCGATTCCGACGACACTGTCGATGGGATGGAGAATGCCAAGGCGCTCCTTTCCAAGTTGCCTCCGACCGTGAAGTGCGTCCTCGCGACGTACAATTACGCCTTCTTCCCTTCCGGAAAGGTCGAGAACGCCCATCCGAAGGAGCGTTTCATGAAGATGGGGGAGGGGTTCGTCTGGAAAGGCGCGCTCCACGAGAATTGCCTCACCGAACACAAGGTCGAGATCGTAAAGACCGATGAGATCGTCTGGAACCACCATACCGATGGCGTCCGTTCGACTGATTCTTGTTTCCGCAACGTGAAGATCGTCGAGCGCGAGATCGCCCAGCAGATCGAGGCGGTGAAGTCGAAGGAGATCGAAAAGGTGGACCCGCGCACGGTCTTCAACCTCGGCATGGCCTATTGCTCCTACGCCCAAAAGACGGATAAGGATGAGGATTGGGAGCGTGCCGTGTCCGCCTTCCAGAAATACATCGAGGTGAGCGGGTGGGACACGCACGCCTATGTGGCCTTTCGGTTCATGGGGGAGGCCCTGATGCGCCTTGGACGCCCTCACCTCGCCATCAATTGCTATATCGAGTGCCTGAAGCTCCACCCGCAGTTCCGCGACGGCTACGCCCTCATGGGGTCGGCCTATCTCGCCATGAACGACAAGGAGCGTGCCAAGGCCTGGTTCAAGCTCGCCCTCCTTGGGGGAGAGGAAAACAGCTACGTCTCCGATCTCCGGGCGACGCTTGTCATGCCGCTCCTATCCCTCGCGGAGATCTACGCGACGGAAGGGAAGCTCGACGATGCGGAGAAATTCTTGGTCTTTTGCTTGGAAGAGACCAAGATCGAGGATGAGAACGTGGTGAGCATGCTCGCGTTCGTCCGCGAGACGAAGGCGTTCCTGAAGTCCACGGAAGAGGCGCGGAAGGGCATCGAATCCCTACCGGAGGGCGAGCAGAAAGCCGCCTTCGACGCCTTGGAGCCGAAGGTGAAGTCTTCCCCGCAGCTGGTGGCCTTCCGCCGCTCGAAGAAGTGGAAGACGACGACTTCCGGGAAGGAAGTGGCGATCCATACCGGCATCGGCTGGGAAGAATGGACGCCGGACAACGAAAAGACCGGCATCGGAGGCTCCGAAGAGGCGGTTATCAACATGGCCCGCGAGCTTTCTAAGCTCGGCTGGGAGGTGACGGTCTACGGGAACCATGGCTTCGAAGCCAAACAGTATGACGGCATCTGGTATAGGCCGTTTTGGGAGTGGTCTCCGGAAGAGCCGACGGACGTATTCGTCGGATGGCGCGACCCGACGGTCTTCGACATCCAGATCAACGCCAAGAAGAAGTACCTTTGGCTCCACGACACGAATCCGGAATCGTCGTTGACGCCTCCGCGCCTCCAGGCGATCGACAAGATCTTCGTCCTCTCCAAGTACCACCGCTCCCTGTACCCCAACATCCCCGATGCGAAGTTCGCCCTCTCCGCAAACGGCATCAACCCGTCGCATTTCCAGGAAGATCCGAAGAAGGTGCCGGGGAAATGCATGTACGTCTCTGCCCCGAACCGTGGCCTCCTGACCCTCTTGCAGCTTTGGCCGCGTATCAAGGAAAAGGTACCGGAAGCCGAGCTTTATTGGGCCTACGGATGGGAGACCTACGACATCATGATGCGGTCGAACCCGATGGCCCGGAAATACAAGGAGGAATGCCTTAAGGCGATGGAGGGTCTTGCGGGGTTCCATAGCCTTGGGCGCATCGGCCATGAGGATCTCGCCCGGCACATGTCCGAATCCGTCGCGTGGCTGTACCCGACGGAATTCACGGAGATCTTCTGCATCTCCGCCGTGAAGGCGCAGGCCGCCGGGATGGTCCCGGTGACGACGACGGTCGCCGCCCTCGATGAGACCGTCCAGTTTGGGAAGAAATTCCCGGTCGCCGACATGTATTCCAACCAGGCGGCGCAAGACGCGTTCGTCCAAGCGGCGGTGGAGGCTATCAAAGATCCCCAAGAGACGTCCTCGATGCGCGCATGGGCGCTCGATGCGTGGAGTTGGGGCAAGGTCGCCAAACAGTGGGATTCCCTCTTTAACGGATAACCATATGATGGAACTCATCTTCCAGCTTTCGATCGATCTGCGTAACGGAAAGAGCATTCGCATGTCATTCCCCAACGGGCCTTCCCGCGACGCGACGTTCACCGTCCTCCGCGAGGCCATGGGAAAGCCGGAGCCGATCGTATTTTCCTTCAATCCGGATATCCCGCATGGGATGCCGATCATGGGGGCCACGGCCACGTTCCGCTCGGACGCCATCGTCATGCTCGAATGCCTCGACATCCAGAAATAGCGCACCCATATGTCCGAATGGCTGAACCCCTACGAGTTCGCGGAAGACAATGAGCAGCGGAAGCTCCACATCGGCCGGTACCGTTGGGCGGCGACCATGATCCACGGCCTCGCGGTCGCGAATGCCGCGTGTTCCTGCAACTACGGGGCAGAGATCCTGATGGGGAAGCCGCAGGTCCCCGGACGCCTGGTGGTCGGGTTCGACCGGAATCCGGAAGGGTTGGCGCTCGCCCGCAAGGTCTTCCCGGAGTACGAAGTGCGCGAGCAGGACATCCAGGACGAATCCTTCGAAGGCTTCACCACCCTCGTATGCCTTGAGACCTTCGAGCACCTGAAGGAGCCCTGGAAGTTCCTCGATGGCCTCGCCGCTTCCGTGACGGAGATCGTCTTGTCCGTCCCGATCATCCCGACGAAGCACTTCAACGAGTGGCACCTCCATGACTTCACGGCGGATGAGATGCGCGAGGGCCTGAAGAAGCGCGGGTGGAAGCTCAAATCTGAGGCGACGCAGGACGAATCCAATCTCCAGAAACCTACCTATGGCCTCTTCTACGCTACGCGATAACGGCAACTTTTGGGACGGGTTTTCCATCGAGGAGGCGAAGGGGTTCCTCTGGCAGCATGACGTCGGGGCTGACCACCCGAGCCGTAAGGCGGCCCAGGAAGGCATCCGGAAGCACTTCAAGGGGGCCAAGACCCTTCTTGAGGTCCCATGCGCCTCAGGGGCCGAATATGAGGCTCTGGCGAAGTCCTGGGTGCTTACATGCATGGACCGTACGACCGTCATGCTTTCGGCGCTCAAGTCCCGCTACCCAGAGGCCCAGCTGCTCCAAGGCGATATCCGCGAGATCCCGGCCAAGGACAAGGCCTTCGACGTGGTCTATGCCCGGGCGATCTTCGAGCATCTGCCTTCCATGGAAGATGTGGCCCTCGCCATGAAGGAGTGCCTGCGCGTCTCGAAGATGGGTGCTGTCTTTTCCTTCTTCATCCCCCCGAAGGGTGAGCAGCGGATCGACTGGAACGGCGTATATTTCAACAACGCGTATAACATCTCTGACGTTGAGGCGGCTATTTTGGCTGGTGGAGCCAAGACGTTCGTAAAGGAAGAGATTTCCGTAGATGGGACGTCGTTCGTAGATGCGGCGACGGTCTTCTTTGCTAAAAAGTGATATGGAAGCCATCGCCTGCATCTGCGTGCACCATGAGCCAGAATCCATGCTTAAGGCGTGCCTTTCCCAATTCCCGGAATGGGTGGGGAAGATCGTCGTCATGGTCTCAGAGGAGCCGTGGCACGGTATTCGTGATGAGCATGCGATGGAGACGATGCGCTTTCTTACCCAGCATCCGGACCCACGTCTGGAGGTATGGCGCATGAATTGGCGTACCGAAAGCGAGCAGCGCAATTGGGGGATGGGGCGCGCGGCGGATGCGGATTGGGCGCTTATCTTCGACGTCGATGAGTTCCTTACCGTCGAGGATTGGGCGAAGCTCCGCTCCCTCCTCAAGGAGACGGCGCGCAAGGTTCCATGTGTCGTAGCTTCTGACATGCTCACCTACTGGAAGGACATGGACCACGTCTGGGAGCCGAAGGATGCGCATAAGCCCATCATTGCTGCGAATCCGGCGAGGGCCGCGTTCTTCGACAAACGGTGCATCTCGGAACAGAGCATGTTCGAGGCCAAAGTCACGCTCCACCACCTCTCTTGGGTGAAGACGGACGAAGAGGTGCGCCGGAAGATATCCCATTGGTCGCATGCGAACGACTTCGACAGGGACGAATGGTATGATCGCGCCTGGAAGGGATGGAAGCCTGAGATGGCTGGACTGCGGCCATACGGCAGCGAAGCCTCCACGAAGGCCGTCATCTCGCCGATCCCAGATTCCATCCGCTCGTTATTCAAGGGTTGAGGGGTGGGGGGTCCTGGACCAAGGAGGCGTGGTCGCCTCAACCCCGCCTCCCCAGGACCCCCTACTATGGCCATCGCATTCGACGCCGCATCCGAAGGGAACGCTTCCCCTGGGTCAAGCATCACCTATTCGCACACCTGCTCCGGGTCCAACCGGCTGCTTATCGTGGGCGTAGCCACAGATTCTACAAGCGATTTCGTGACTGGGATCACGTTCAATGGCGTTTCAATGACGCGTTTGGATTTCTACGCCCTGAACGGCCTTGGGCTCTGGTACTACTATCTCGTCAATCCTGCGGCGACCACGGCGAATATCGTGGTATCCACTTCCAGCTCAAGAAATTACCGCTCGGCAGCGTCTTCCTACACTGGCGTGAAGCAGACTGGATTCCCTGACGCCACGAACCAGACACAGGTAAACCCATCGACATCGCTCACCTGTACCGTTACGACGGTCGCCGATAATTGCTGGGGCACGATGTTCGTCGCTTCCGATGGTGGCGGGACCCCTGCTGCGGGGACCAGTACGACGAAGCGCGCTGGGACCGGGTGCGGTATTTTCGACGGGAACAGCCCGAAGACACCTGCCGGCTCCTACTCGCTCCAGGCGACGTTCTCCAGCGATCGTGTCTCCGGCATGATGGCATCGTTCGCCCCGGCGGAAGATACGACCACCACAACGACGACCACGACCACCACGACCACCACGACGACCACGACGACTACCACTACAACGACGACCACCACTTCGACGACCACGACCTCGACGTCGTCCACCTCCACGACCTCGACTTCTTCGACTTCGACGACGTCTACCACCACGACCTCGACGACGACCACCACCACGACGACGTGCCCGGTCACGGATTGGCAACTGGAGTGCACGGCACGCCCAGGCGCGATCGTGGACTGCTGCCCGTAGTCGGGGCATCCTTGGCTGATGAAAGTCGGTATCGTAGCCCTGCTCCAGAACCTCGATCCGGCGTACTCCGTCGCGACCGTTGTCCGCTCGCATATCCGCATGCTTCAGAAGCACGGCCATACCGCCGTGCTTTTGACGTCCACGGATTCGTCTATCCGCCCGGAAGAGGTGGATGGCGCCGAAGTCCGTCCTGTCGTGCCCGTATGGCCGCTTCATGACTACGCCTCGCCGGAGCTGCGCGAGGAGGATGTGCCTAGGCGCGACGCCGTGCTCAAGGCGGTCATGGACAACTCCGCCGACCTCGATCGGCTCATCGAGCACGACTGTTGCCTCCAAGGCTGGTTCAAGGTCCACGGGGAGGCATTGAACCTCATTCCTGGCGTGCGGCATGTCATCCATTCCGTGCCCGTCAACCAGCCTGTCCGCTCATTGGGCGAGGGGCACAAGCTGCTTGTCCTGAACGAAAACCAGGTGGCGACGGCGAAGGCGGCCTATAGGACTTCTGAGGTGGAGGCTATCCCGAACCCGCTCGACATCCGGGAATATCTGGGA